GTAGTAGGATCATCAGGTATAAGCAGAGCGAGGCCGTTCGGATCGTTGCCACCACCGAGGCCGTACAAGTATCCGCTGAACTTCTCCTTGATTGAGAGTTCAAGAGCTTCAAGCTTGCCCTGCAACAGCTTAACTGCAGCTTGTTCACCCTTGTTCTCGTCCTCTTCCTGATTGCTGATGATGACAGTACCAGCAATACGGGACCAGCGGTACTCAAGCTTGATGAACTCTTGAGTTTGCACGACAGGCAGGCTGTCGTAGTACTGATAGCTGCCGACAGTCGGGTTGCGACCAGTCATCAGCGGGTTCGTGATGTTGTAACCGCTGCTTTCGTTCTCGATGCGGTCACGTGCGAAGCACCACGCCATGAGAGCGTTGCTCTGCATAGCAGCGATGATCAGCTTCTTGCGACTACGCTCAATGGTAGTCGCGAGGACGTTCTGTAGCACAGGCATTGTTCACATCCGTCATTTTGAGTTGAGTTCTGTGAAGACTGCGCTTGCAATGTCACGCCAAGGCGTGTTGCTCTTGAAGTCTCCACGCGGGGCATTGGTATTGTGCGTTGGGACTTGTCCGTTAGGCTGTACACCGCGCATATCACCCGGTGTGGACGGTCTGCGTCCGTTACTTCCACCGTTACCGCCGCGCTGTTGCTGCTGCCGACGCATTGCTGCCTCGATCTGCGGTTTAAGTGGTGACGTGAAGTCAAAGCCTCTGCGTTCTACCCAACTGCGTAGCTCAAAGTATGCACGCTCTGGTGTAAGACCGTGATTGCTCACCAATCCACTGATTTCATTGCCATGCATGTCAGCATGTGGGTGTGATTGGATGAATTGTTCAGCTTGCTCTACTGCACGCTCTTCAAGCTGTGCAGCTTGCTGTTTTTGCTTGGTCTGCTGCTCTAGCGGACCCAAGCGACGGTCAAGTTCGTTCGTAATGACACGTGCGTTGATAGCTGGCACTGCGTCCTGACCAAACAGGTCATCCATTGTTAAGCCTGTAGCAAGAACACGCGCAACAATGTCACGAACAGCCATGATCGGGTCTTTTTCAGCCATAGCGCGCAGCTGTATAGCTTCCTGCGCCATCTGCGGGCTGATGTTATTCTGTTTCATCAAGCCGTCGATGGCTTGGTACTGCTGGAAGCTCTGTTGTATGCGCTTCAAGTCACGATGTGCTTGATTTGCTGAGTACTGCGCACGGTTGAGGTTGTATGCTAGCTGCTTTTCACGTCGCGTCGTAGCAACGATCTGACCATTCTTGTCAAGCAGCTCACCACGTGGCCCTTTGCGGGGCTTGTCGCTGAAGAGTTGGTCGTCTTTCTGCTTCTGCTGCGGTTGGTGACGATCACTACCTGTTTCTTGCCGCTGTCCGTCACCTTGATCACCACCTTGCGCACTGACGTCGTCCTGTGGCAGTGCAGTTACGTCTGCGATGGCTTCGTCACCACCGTCATCTTGCTGTGGCTGCTCTTGTGGCGTGTCTTTGATGTTGAAACTGTCGCCAACCTGATCAGCAAGGTCTTTTTCTTCAACGGCCATTCAAGCCTCCTGTTACGCAGCTGCACTATGCTGCATTTGTCCGATCATCTGTGATGCTATGTCAGCAACACTACGACCTTGCGCGAGTTGTACACCTAACGACCGCTTCATTTCCTGTGGCAAGCCGTCGATAAGCTTGGCTACTTCTTGCACAATTGATGCTATGTCGTCAATCTGCGGTCCACCACCCGGTGCGCCACCTGCACCACCCTGTGCCCCTTGCTGTCCAGCCTTCATCTTCTCAATGACCATCTGCTGTTGACGGTCTGCACCCTGTTGTGCAGCTTGACTGTCCTGTCCTTCCTGCGCAACTTGTTCAGGAGGCGGACTATTGGCCTCTTTCATGATGCCTTTGTAGATAAGCTCCCAATCTTCCTTACTCACGACGACGTTGTCGAACGCTTGCGACAACACCTTGAGAGCAACGACAGCTGCAATAGGCGTCGCGCGTGTAAACTGACCAATGATTTGAGAAATCTGGAGGGCCTGCTCCTTTTTCGCTCTAGATGTAGGCTTGAGCGTAGAACCACCGACAACACGCGGAGTAAACTTGCTGCGTATAATGTCTGCACCAACAGTTTGCCACTTACTGCCAAACTCCTCACCAATGAGTGTGATGACTTCTTCTTTCTCCATAAACTGCATACACATCTGTGCGGTGAGCCACAGTACTGTGCCGACGCTATCTTCAATGGCGTCCATCTTTTCATCGGCGCGTGTTTGTATCTGGCTCTCATACGACTCGATAGCTTTGTTCGTCGTATTCGTCTTGTACTCCACGCCACGTTGAACACTTGCTACACCTGATAGACGGTCGATGGTTTCAAGTACGGGCTTCTTATCGAAGTACTTGATTGCATCTGCGCTTGGTGGAAGCAGCGGACCAAGTACATCGCCTAGCTTCTTACCTTCAGGTAGGTCTACACCGATGCTGTTTTCATCTGTAGTACCAGCTATGAGAGCTTCCAACACTGATGCGTCTTTGAGGCTGTTCTTGTCATACACCACTTTGCCAGCGGCGAACTTACGCACCTTGGCCCATTCGTTGTTGATGATGTTAATATCATCCTGCTGATCAAGGTAGTAGGTGACTTCGCCCTTCGCGTACATGGAGATTGGATCAGTATGAAACTCCATCGGCACAACGCTGAAGAACTGGTCGAATGAGTAAGGGTCATCCCATACCCACAGTGGATAACACCAATCATTGCAATTATACAGCTCAACACGACGTGTCACCTTGTCCCATACGTACACGATCTTAGTCATCTGCGCAGCAAAGAACGCACGCTGGTCGGTGTATCCGTACTTTGTATGTTCTGAACTACTATAGCTGAATAGTTGGAAGTTATCCGTCTGCCCTCTATCACCCTGGTCTGGACTGACACCAGCCTTGATGACGTTAGTAGGAGAGAATACAGACTCCCACTCATCACTGCCGGGTCGCTTACGTCCGTATCGTGCACGAAGCAGTGAAGTGTACATGAGGTCTTCAATCATCACCCAATTGCATGGTCCTGACAGATCGAGGTCAGTACCTGTTGGATCAACGATGACTTGATCAGGCCTGCGTACCTTCACCCACGGACCTGACGGCGTCAGCATGTCAATGGTTTCTTCAAGTGCGAGGAGCTTGCCTTCACACTCCTTGATGTCCTTCTGTGACTTCGCTTGCTCAAGTTCGGCGCTGAGCCTTTGTATTTCTTCAAGCGCAGCTTCGCTACTCTGTTCACGCTTCGTATAGCCGCACTCGAACCAGCCCAAGTTACAAAGCGACGTACTGACGATGTTGCGTTTGACCTTACGCTTGAGGTTAAGACCTGGCGTTGTCTTCTTACTAGCAAGCACATTGACAAGCTTCTCTACTATTCGCGCTTGCTCTTCGTCTGCTTTGTCTTCGCATGTGAACTCAGCATCGGGGTTCTTGGTGAACAGCAGTGGGACAAGAGCGGACACGTTGGCGAATACAATGTTCTCAGTGCTATCGAAATTTCCAGTGAGAGACTTTCCAGCGGTAGAGTTGTCCTCTTCATGTCGGCTGGATGCATTCTGTCGTGTGTGGTCATGTCTGTAATACCTGTATGCTTCATTCCAGGCATCCACGTTCTTGCTCATCGCAGCCTTACCCTGATCATAGCGTGAACGCCACAAGGGGCCGCGGTGCTTGCTGACTGGTATCTTGCTCTCACCAATCATGCGGTAAATGGGTTGGTCATCTACAGCTGGCTTATCAGGTGCCATCACACCTTCATAGCTGTTGAACGCTGCATCATCTTGTGACATTGCAGGACCAGCGGGAGGCGGCAACTCTTGATCATCATATTCAGCCATAGCGGTGCCCTCGTGGATTGACTAAGCCTTTGTCATTCTCTTGCCACAGCATCCACGAAGGGACGCGGTCTTTGTCTTTAACCTTGTATATGCCTATGTCAGGCATGTCACTGAGTAGGTACTTCACATTGTCCATTGCGTGGTCATTGCGGTCCATAGGCTTGTCGATGCGCTCGCCACTTGTGGACTGTTGCCAGAAATATCCGGTAACTTCATCTGTCCACCAGTCGAGCTTTGCATTGACAAATAAGCGAGGCGATCCGGCTGTCCGTTGTATCGGGTGTAGCAGGGTGGTGTTAATATTGAGGTAGCTGCCGACTTTGACGACGCCGTTGTTGATGTCATTGTTGCCTCGCCGCATGTAGATGTTGTCTTCCTTGAACATGTCAGCGATGGTCTTACCGAGTGTGCGCTTGCCTACTGTCTTGCGACCGAAGATGCTAGGGTCTGCGAATATCTTGTGCATCTCTGGTGGATCGAATGACCACTCATTACGTATGCGCTTGATTGCAGCTATCTGCTCATCAAGTGAGAACTCTTTCTTGTAGAACCCATCGCATATGATGACGTGCTTCTCAGGAGTGACGAACGCAAGTGTGTAGCATGAGGGCTGTGCTTGTCCGTAGTCGTAAGCTTCAATCCAATTGGGGACGTAGTTGGTTTCGATAAGTGCATCAAGTAGGCTTCGTACATTGCCTTCCTGAAGTAGATGTACTGCGTTGTCGAACTGCGGATAGACAAGTCCCTCATACGCGACCCAACGTCCGAGTAGGAAGCGGTCGCGCTGTTGTCCACTATACATAGTTTCAAGCGTTGATATAAAGTCGCCACCTTCTGCTTCATGTACGTGACGAAGTTCATATGTGCTACCTTCTACAAGTTCGATGAGTAGTTGTGGTTCACCCTTGTCATTGAGCACAGGCTTGCGCTCTACGTCACGTACACAGATGAGGTCATCAACTACGACACCTGTGTGTAGATACTGCTGTAGTGGACGCACCAGCTTAGTGTACACCCAATTGCCTGTAGGGTTACATGTCAGCATCATCCATCGTGGACCTGTTACAGGCATCGCAGGGTTCTCACCTGCATACCGCGCTCTACCACG